GTCTGTGTATCCTCATCACAATCAGTCAAACACTCAAAGTACTCAGAAATCAAATCATTTTCATTCTCTCTATCATAACTATCCATATTATGCCAATAAGCAAGTTGATTAAAAGAAATTAAATTATGCATGATAACCTCCACGCACATAGAACTCATAACAAAGTTGGTTTTAGATTCATTGTATTCCCACTCCCATATTCTACCATTATATAGTTGTTTTGTGCTGATTTCTTAATAAAAATTTATACCCATAAAAGAAGCACCCCTTTCGGAGTGCTTTTTCTTGAATGCTTTGAGTCGTGCTTTTGCTTGCCGAAGTGCTTGTGGTTTAAGTTTTCGTTTCTGTTCTTTCTTGGAATGGTGCTTCCAGTTTGGGACTTGCATGGTTCTACTCCAATTAGGAGATGATACGACTAAATCCTTTAACTTTCTCAAACTTAAGGACACTTTCAAATCTGTCATCCATACCAGCCTTGTGCGAAATAATGAAGATGTTTGAATCTTTGATTACGTAACGAATTATTTTAACAAAATCTTCCGTCCCAAGTCCATCAAGGGAAGAATCAAATACTTCATCAAGAATCAAAAGATTGGTATTAGTTGAGTTTTTAAATTTAGCAACTTCCCTCCAAGTAAAGAGAAGTGCCAAGTCGATTCTTTGTTTTTCACCTTCACTGAAGGAAGAATAAGAAAAGTCTTCATGAATTGGAGACTGAACAGTTTCATTAAACTCTTCATCTAAAGTAAAGTTGATGTAGAAATCCAACATTTGCAGATACCGATTAACCTGTTGATTAATCAGTGGTAGATACTTTTTAATGATTTTGGATTTTACACCACTATCTTTCAATAGAGAATACGAAAAGTCATGATACTGAATCAAATCCTTCTTTCCAGACAGATCATCATATACTGATTTTAGATCTTTTTTAAATTGCTCTAGCTTCTCATGTTCAGTATTTCGGTTTGCAAGGTTCTCGGTAATAGTTTGAATTTCAGATTCAAGATCTTGGATTTGTTTTTGTAATCCGTTAATTCTAATATTGTTTTGAGAAATGCCATGCGTTAGGTTTGTTACCTCTTTTGAAAAATTAAGGAATTGGTGCTCTCGTTCTTCTTCTTTATTAATTGCCTCCTCTAGTTCTTGATAACCAGATTGCAACTCTTTTGCACTATCTTGAGCACTCTTAATTCTATTTAACCTAAACTCTTCTTCTATACTTTGAGTGCAGGTAGGGCATACCGTATTCTCAGTAAAAAACTTATGTTCCTTGGTGATTGTTGATACTTTCTGAGAGATCTTTCCCTTTAACTGGCCAAGTTTTTTAAGTTTTTCGGTTGCTCCAATATAAGATTCCAATTGATTTTGAAGCAAATCAATTTTGCTTTGAGTTTCTTCATTTTCTTCCATATAATTGTCAACTTCCCTTTCACAGTTGACAATTTTTTCTTTATTGGAATTTATATTTGAATTACCTAGATTCTCAAGTTCTTCAATAAAGTTCTTTTGCATTTCAACTTTATCTTTCACGGACTCCTTTTTTAACTCAAGGGTGCGGATTTCTTCTTTCAGGGAACGAATCTTTTCTTTAATAATCACATTCATAGATGAGAAGATCTTAATATCCAAAAGATCCTCAATCACTTCTCTACGGCTTGACGCAGTAAGTTGCATAAATGGCACAAAATTACTGCTACCCAGAATCACAATCTGAGTAAATGACTTATAGTTCATCTTGAGAATAGATTGTTCAAGATACTTTTGCTGATCAATAGCAGAAGAACTTTGATCTAGAACAGACCCGTTGCGATAAATCTCAAAAATATTTGGTTTAATTCCACGACGAATCATCCAGTCAGTAGAACCAATTTTAAACTCAATCTCAACAAGACAATCTTTCTCATTTGTTGTGTTGATGAGTTGGGGTTTATTAATCTTACGAAAAGCTTTTCCAAACAATACAAAACAAAGAGCATCAAGAATCGTACTCTTTCCTGCCCCATTGTTTCCCACAATCAAAGTGGTTGAGTTTTTATTTAATTCAACTTCCGTAAAGTGTTGCCCAGTAGAAAGGAAGTTTTTCCAACGGATTTTTTTAAATAATATCATTTTCTTTGGGGGGAATCACAATGTCATTGGGTGTAATGATAACATACTCATGTCCATGCATTTCACAAACATTTACAAGCAGTTCATCATCAATTTCCATTACATGCATTTCGGGATAGTCATCTTCTTCTAACATCATGGCAAAACGGGCAGCATCATCTTCCTCTTCAAAAAGATAAAGAACTTGATCCCCATCTTCATTGATTACCGAATAAGCACCTTCGTCTTCTCTACCGTGAATTGTTAAGATAAACATTCTACACCAATTCGCAAGCCTCTTTATATACTTCGGAAATAAGTTTCTGGATAATAAATTTATCCAATCCAATCTCCGATTCTTCTACATATCTATTTAAGATAGAAAGTGTATCTTCAGATTCGAATGCTTCAAACTCTTCATTCTCTTGAATTTGAAAGTTTTCTACAACTTTAAGTTCGGCAACATTAGAACTATAAAGTTTATCAATAAACTTTTCAAACTTTTTGAGATCCGTCTTCTTACGAACGATTACTCGAACAATCTTGTTTTGATATTCACGGGCATCAAAAGTTTGATAGTTAGTGTCCTCGTAATAAATGTTATAAAACATTCTGTAAGGATTATTGATTGGAGTGTGTTCCAGAGTTTCAGTGTCGAAGATTGTGAAACCTCTTGTGTCATTTAAATCATTCCAATACAATTCATAAGGATTTCCTAGATAGAAGATTTTTCCGTTGTCCGATCTAGTGTGATAATGTCCCGAGAAGACATGACTGAACTTCTCAAATAGTTTGCTCTCCAAACCATGCTCCATGACGATTTGGTTATTAACTCTAAATCCCTGGAGTTCAAGGTGCCCCATCGCACACTTGCAAGTTGTCTTTTGAATAAGTTTGAGAGTGCTTTCCTCATTTTCTTGATTGATCCATGGAATAAAAAGAGTTGATAGTTTGCCCAACATCACTTCAGTTGGTTCTGAATATACAGTCACATTATCATACTCACGCAAAAGCAAATCAACTGCATTTACCTGATTAGTATTCTTATAATATGCTGTATGGTTCCCTACAATTGTATGAACCTTTACTCCCATTTCATTGAGACGATCGTAGTAATTATTTTTAGCCCACGATAGTGCCGAGAAATCAATCCCTTTACGACTATCAAAAGTATCTCCCATATCTACAACTGTAGTAATCCCATGCTCTTCGAGTGTTGGGAAAAATACATCTTTGTAAAACTTTAGGAAATAATCATGAAAGAGTTTAGAGTTCTTTCTTGCTCCAAAGTGTTGGTCTGTAATAATTGCTACTTTCATTCAGTAACGAAGTTTAGAGTGGACTGCATCCTTAATAGAATTATAATCGGAGTAGTCGGATCCGTCAACGTTTCCACTCTCAAATACCTGATCAAATCCAGTTTTCTCAAGAATTTTATTCTTGATTTCCAATTGCTTCTTCTCTTTCTGAATACGTCTCAGAAATGCGTAGTGAATAATCTGAGTGAAATAAGCAAAAGGGTTCTGAGATTTTTCTGGATTAAAGTTATGAATATACTGAACACAATTCTCAATACCATCACAAATCATGTCATCTTTGAACATGTAGTTGACAAAGTTTGGTTTAAACGATAAATGATTTGCAATCTTTAAAAAACATTCACCAATATATCTGGGGATCTGTGGTTTTGGATTTCCTTTAATCTTGGCAATCTCAACATCCTCACGATATTTAATCAGTGCTGCAAGAAATTCTTTATTGTTTACATAATGCTCTGACCTTTTTCTTTTGGTCATAACTGCCGTTGTTATCATAAGTTTTTATCATTATTATGTAGGCATTCTACCACTTATTCAAATAGTTGACAAGGTTCTAAAAACTGTGTAGAATACCTTTGTTGGGTTTAAAGATCAGGCTTTAGCTATCTTTAAAGAGTTTCTCTAATATTTCTTTAGCATCATTGACATTAGCAAGATATCCCATTTTGCGAGATATCTTTGCTTGATTTCTTTTTGTTCTATCACTTTCCCTACAATAAGTTTGATATGTAGAAATCATTTCAATGTCAGAAGATTCTGTCAGTGTAATAACATCTTCTAGATTGATAATAAACATATCTTCTGTAGTTGTTTTTAACCATGGTTCTATTTTATATCCCATTACAGCTCCTGTCTTTCCTTTAATTTCAGCAACAATAATTGGATTTGTAACAATTAATAGTGTACGATCTTCTTCTTCAGTAGCAGCTACTTTTGCGAAGATTTCCTCTCCGGTTCTTAACTTAAGTGTTGCGTAAAAATCATCTTCTATCATTTGCTTTTTAACTGAATGGTAATTATCTCATAATTGAATTGTTCTTCATTATAAATTTTAATTCTTTCTATAAAATGGTTTAAAGTATAGTTTTTTCTTGATTGAAATGTACAATCATCAGAAATGTCGTAGAGGACTGCTTTAGTTTTATTTTTTCCTTTTCTAAGTACTCTTCCAATAGATTGTAAATTTCTAACTCTCGATTTACTGGGTGAAGCAAAGATAACGTTATGGAGGCTCTTAATATTAATACCTGTAGAAAAAGTTCCATAAGAAGCAACAATAATTGCGTTGTTTTCTCTTTCTGTAATTTCTCTTACAAGTTCTCGTTCTTCAGCATCCACTCCACCATGAACGAAAAATACTTTACGATCTTCACGGTTATTCTTATTTATCATCTCATAGAGAATTGCTCCATGCGACTCTACTCTTGAAAATAAAACAAGAGTGTTTCCTTTTAAATCTAAAGATAAATTTGTAATAAACTTATTTCTTTGTTCATGAGAAATTAAATATTGAATTTCATCTTCATAAGTTTCAAATCTTTGTGGAGGATGTTTTAACACAAGACATTGAATATCTAACTGAGAAAGATGACCTTGTTCCATCAGTTCTGCAGTTTTAGTTACTTTATACGATGGTCCAAATAATCCTTCTAGAACCCACTTATGAGTCTGTGTTCCATCTAGTGTTCCGGTAAATCCAAAACGATACTTAGCATGATGAAGTTTAGTCATAATCTGTATCAGTGATTTGCTCTTGAACAAATGAGCTTCATCACCTATAATAACACCATAATTTTCAAAGAATGAACGATCTAATTTATAAACAGATTGCCAAGTAGTAATTGTAACTGTGTATTCGTTTGTCTTCTCTTTTCCGGAATAAATCTTATGGCAATATGAATCCGCATCCCAACCATAATCCTGAAAATCCTTATACATTTGTTCTACAAGAGATGTCGTCGGAACAATTAAAAGAATTTTTTGTCCTTTATCCACATAATATCTTACAATCGAATAAATCATCAACGATTTGCCTGATGCAGTGGGGCTTATCAATAGTTTTCTGTTATGCCTTAGAGCATCATATACTCCCTCTACTTGATACTCCCGTGGAGAATGAGTACAAATAGATTTCATGTAGTCTTTTACACCCTCATATGAGATCTCTTCATTAATCTCAAATGGAAGTCCGTAGAATTTATTTTCTTCAAATTTATAAGTGTATCCATACTGTTTGCAAAAGGATACTAACTTGTCCAAGAGTCCAACATAAATTTGTTTGGATCTCATATCATATAAATGAATTTCTCCGTTCCAATTCCTTCCCCTATATTGGGGCATAAATTTTGCATTAGGAACCTCAAACTTAAAATGATCTCTAAGTTCATATTCTATATGAGGTTCCGTATTTATTTTTAAAAATACTTCGTTGGATTTTGATATAACAAGATTTGCTGTAGTATCAATCACAAGAATCCATTCATCTTGGATTATTTATTTATCCCAATCCAGCAGTAAATTTAACAAACTCAATTGCATTTTTAATTTGATAAGTTCTATTTTGAATGACTTTAAGAATACTTTCAATGTAATTTAACATGGTTTCGTAGTAGTCTATTTTTAGACAAACTTGAGAAAGTTTCTCATCCGCATCCAAGTATTTTTGCATGGTTTCTTTATCTCTAATTTTTTTAGGAAACGGACTATCTACATAAACATCTGGATCTGCCTTTCCACTGTAGTATTCATATCTTTCGTGACGAATATTCCTTTTTTGTTGTTCTGCTTTTTTCTTTAATAAAATGATATTGTTATACATTTCAAAGTATTTTGCATGAAGCATTGGTATATTTAATGATTCTGTATGCAAATTATCAGGATCAATTTTAGAGTCTTGCTCCCACATTCTTTGAATTGTATCAAGGTCAAATGTCATAAATTAGTTCCACTTAAATCAGTTATATTGTAGATAGTATACTTGAAAGTTGCCTCTGCAGTAAAGTATTCGACATCAGTATCAGTTGCATCAAACTGTAATGGGGATAGTGAGTATGGCCATAGATCAGAAAACTTTACCTTAAAATTTGCATTTTGATTACTTGTCAATACAGTCAAAGTTGCATCGGAGTATATATTCATTAATTTAGAATCTTTAGTATCAACATATTTTTGTTGATTTTGAAGATCGTATATTTCCTTTAAAGATTCTGGATATCCTA